TGAAAAAATGCGCGATAGACTGGTAGAGAAAAACCTACAGTTGACTTTAGGCGCAAATCTGTACGAGATATATAAAATAAGAACTTCTGGTGCTTCGCTAGAAGAGCAAAACCTTTTAATTAGTTTGTTAAATTCTAATGCTGCTTTAGAGGAAAGCAATCGACTTACTGGCGATAACGCTGATGCTAAGGCTGATAAAACAAAGCGTCTAAAAGAGATGCTTCGTGAGTTAAATTTAGAAATTGCCACAATAAATGGCGGCATAAAAGCAAGAAAACAACAGCAACAGCAGGAAGAAAGCGAAGCAGAGGCGCAGAAAAAACGGTTTAAATCTATTAGAGATGGATACACCTTACAGATAGCTTCTATAGGTAAGACTGCTGAACAGATGGAAATACTAAAAATTCGTAGTCAAGAGCTAGAACCTAAGCAAACTGCTGAGATAGAACGACTTTTAGCCCTCAAAATAGCTCGACAAGAGGCTTATGATACCTCTATGCAGCAACAAGCTGCCGACATGAGTCTTGGAGATGCGTTTAGCAGCATTAATGATGAGTTTGCTTCTATGGATGAAGCTACGCAAATGGCTATGGGAAACATGGCTATGTCTGCTATTTCTACCGTTGGTACTGCAATGGATCAGGTGAGTCAGCTATTTGCAAAGGGATCAGGTGAAGCTAAAGCATTCATGTTAGTGTCTAAAACTTTAGCTGCTGGTAACGCAATCATTTCTGGTTTAGTCGGTGAGCTACAAATTAATCAGGCATATGCAGCACTAGCGGCTTCAACAGGTAATCCAGCGTTACTTACTGTAGGTAACGCGCATGGTGCATTGATGAAGACAATGGGCTTTGTTAATGCAGGTATGATCATGGGCCAGGCTGCTGCTTCATTTGATGGTGGTGGTTTTACTGGTATGGGAGCAAGGGCAGGTGGTGTTGATGGTAAGGGTGGTTTCCCTGCTATTTTGCACCCAAACGAGACTGTTATTGATCATTCTAAAGGGCAGTCGATGGGAACTAATGTTACAATCAACATTCAGGCAAATGACACTAAAGGCTTTGATGAATTGCTAAGATCACGCAGAGGCGAGATTATCGGTATAGTAAACAAGGCTATTAATAATAGAGGCGTATCGAGTCTAATATGAGTGGAACATATCCATCTAGTCCGGGATTTACTGCTGTCGGCTTTAAGATTAAAACATATAGCCTAAAGAGCGAATCTATCTCTGGTCGCATACAAGTAAGAAACATTGGTAGCTCTAAGTTTGAGTTCTCTGCTAGTTATCCACCAATGACAGCATCTGAGTTTAATCCTGTCTTGGCGTTTGTTGCTGCACAAGAGGGCATGAAAGAGACGTTTCAGATCACTCTTCCACAGATAAGCTATAAGACTGGTAACGCTAGTGGTGCTGTAAGAGTCAATACCGGGACAACTTTAGCTGTTGGTACAGGTTTAATCCCAGTTGACGGATTATCAGGCACGTTAAAAGCTGGTGATATGATAAAGTTCTCAGGTCATAGTAAAGTTTATATGGTAAAGTCTGACTTAACAGGCAGTGGTAATTTAAATATTACACCTACGCTGCAAGCTGCCGTAGCTGATGATGCTGTTGTTACATATGATGCCGTTCCTTTTACTGTCAGACTAAGCAATGCAGTACAGGAGTTTTCAGTTGACGTTAGCGGTCACAGGTCGTATGAAGTAGACTTTATCGAGGTAACATAATGGCAAGATTTACAGGTACGGCTCTTGTTAATGCCTTAGACTCAGATTCATATTCTTTTGCAACCTTAATATCTATAGGACAGCAATCTAGTCTTATACAAATAACCGATCACGATAAAGATATTGTGTTTGATGCTGCTAATACTTATACCAGTTCAGACGCAATACTTACTTTTGGTGAAGTATCTGAATCAGCAGGAATAATTGTTGGTGGGGTTGACATAACCTTTAGCGGAGTTAGTCAGGTTATGGTTAGCTATATGCTTTCTAATGATTATATTGGCTTGCCCGTAGATATCAAAAGATGCGTCTTAAATGACAGCAATGTAATTACTGGAAGTTTTACCTACTTTAACGGTCAAGTTACTGGCTTTTCTATTGTAGATACTGATTCTACTAGCGAGGTTACTGTAGAGTGTAAATCGCACTGGGCAGACTTTGAAAAAGTTAACGGTAGAAGAACAAATCATAATTCACAGCAATTATACTTCCCAGGTGACGATGGATTTGAGTTTGCCGCTACAACTATTGATAGCATAAAGTGGGGTAAAGCATGATTATAGAATGGGTTATTGGTCTTGTTACATTAGCTGTTTCATATAACGCCCATAAGAAAGCTAAGGAAGCAATGCGGGCTGCACAAGATGCAGCTAAAGGGGTTCTATTAAACAAAAACAGTAATATAGACTATATTCCAGTTATTTATGGCACGAGGCGAGTAGGTGGGACTAGAGTATTTGTAAGCACAAAAGACGTACCTGGTGGAGATGTAAACGAATATTTATACATTGCTTTAGTGTTGTCAGAGGGTGAAGTAGAAAGTATTACTGACTTAAAGTTTGACGATGTTGATGCAAGTGACTCTAGGTTTGCAAATCTTGTTTCTTATAACGTATATCTTGGAGAAGATGATCAAGATGCTGACCCGCTTTTGCAGGAAGCTCCTGACTGGACATCAGATCACAGGCTTAAAGGTGTTGCTTACATTGCTTTACGCTTAAAGTACAATCAGGATGCTTGGAGTGGCATCCCTACTATTACTGCTTTAGTTCAAGGCAAAAAGCTGTATGACCCAAGAACCCAACAAACAGTATTCTCAAGCAATCCTGCTCTTTGTCTATACGATTACTTAACTAATACTCGCTATGGCAAAGGCTTGTTATTGTCTGCGATTGATATACCTGCTTTTATTGCTGCGGCAAATGATTGTGATAATTTTGAGGTTACTCCTTACAGTGGTGCAAATAATATAAAGATATTTCAGTGCAATTATGTACTGAACCCTGAAGAAAAAATATTAGACAATGTTAGAGATATATTAGCTGGTTGTCGCGGATTCTTACCGTTCAGTAACGGTAAATATTCACTGAAGATAGACAAATCCAGCAGTAGCCTTAAAACATTTAATACCGACAATATACTTGGCGGCATTAACATTAAAGGTGGTGATAAGAATGCTACGCAAAACAGAAATATGGTTAAGTTTGCTAATGCAGACATTGACTATCAACCTGATCAAGCAGCTTACCCTGACTACAATTCAACAGAAGATGCGGACTACTTAGAGGAAAATAACGATGAGAGACTACAGGATACTGTAGAACTTAAATCCTGTACTAACTATTACATAGCTAGAGACTTTGCTCGCATTTTAACTAGACGTTCACGAAATCAATTGCGCGTCAACTTTCAAGCTGATAGTAGTGGATTAGAGGTAGCTGTCGCAGATGTAATCACAGTAAATCACCCTACGCCAGATTGGGGCGACAAGCTATTCCAAGTAGAAGAGATAGCTCTAAATTCAGACATGACAGTAAATATCTTAGCTGTTGAGTACGACCCATCTATATATACTTATGATGAGTCAGCAATACAAAAGACATACCCAGATACCAATCTGCCTAACCCGTTTTCAGTATCTCCACCAACTAACTTAACATCGACTAATTCCACGGCTGTTTCTGGAGACGGCTCTGTTATTCCGTCACTGACATTTAATTGGACAGCCCCGGCTGATTCGTTTGTACAAAAGTACGAGTTTCAGTACAAGCGAGAGTCTTCAGTATTAGATCACGGTTTTATAACAGAATCACACACTGAAAACCCTGACTACGGGCTTATAACTAGTAACGCAGGTGTAACAGTAGACTACGGCAACGTAACAGATGCTGCGACACAGGGAGAAACTACATATACTAGTGTAATAGTTAATTCTACACAGTTTGTAATTACAGGAACTGTGCCAGATGTTAATTACAATGTTCGAGTACGATCTATTAATGATCTAGGTGTTCGATCTAGCTTTATTGATCTATCTGCTTTAGTTGCTGGCGATACAACGCCACCATCAATACCTAATAGCGTTGCTGCTGCAGGTGGATTGAAAGAAATTACTATCAGTTGGGAAAGACCAGTAGAGCATGATTATTCTCACGTTGAAGTGTGGGAGGGAATAATTGGTAGTTCTGCGGCGGCAAGCAAGATAGCTATAGCAAGCGGTGACAGCTATACGAGAACAGGTTTGGATTATGACGTAACGCGATATTATCATCTAAAGTCTGTAGACTTTTCTGGCAACGTATCTGGTTTTTCTAGCACTGTATCTGCAACAACATTGTTTGTAGACAGTGATGCGTTTAGTGATTCTGTAACAAACTTATTTGCTGAAGCAGGTGCTTATGGAATCGAGCCAGTAGCTACACTTCCTGCAAGTGGTGACTTTGTAGGTCAGATAAAGTTTAACAGCACTGATGTCGCCTTGTATCGATGGACAGGTACTGAATGGACTGATGATATTTTTACTATCGAAGAAGCATCAGTTAGCGCGGCATCATTTGCTAATGAAATTGAGCCTGTATCTATTGTAAACAGTTTGCCAAGCCCAACTGGATACACTGGCCCAACGATGATATTTTTGACTACAGACAGTCAGCTTTACAGATATGACTCAAGTGTTCCTGAGTTCACGCGAGCTATACAGACAATAGATTTAGATGGTGAATTTCAAGAGGGTAACTTTTCTCAAGGGCTAATGCCTCCAAAGGTTGTTAGTACATTACCAACAGCCGCAGAGGACTTATGGCAGGGCAGACAAGTATTCCTAACAACAGACAACAAGCTATATAGATACAACGGAACAGAATGGACAGCTTCTGTTTCTACTACTGATTTGTCTGGGCAGATATCTGGCCCACAGATACAAGATGAAGCTATTTCAAACGCTAAGATAGCTGTAGATGCTATACAGGGCGATGTAATTGCTGCCGCGGCTATAGATGGCACTAAGATTGCAGATGATGCTGTTTCGGCAGTTAAAATAGCAGACCTAGCAGTAGACACTAGCAAGTTAGCACTAGAAGCCGTTACTGAAGATATAATAGCTGCTTCTGCAATAACAGAAACTAAGATATCTGATAGCGCAATAACAACAAATAAAATCAATGCTAGTGCTATCACTGCGGGCAAGATTGCTGCAGACGCTGTTACTGCTAACAAGATAGAAGCGAATGCTGTTACAGCAGATAAAATCAACGCAAGCGCGGTCACTGCTGACAAAATCAATGCAGGAGCAGTCACTACAGCTAAAATTAGCGCAGGGGCTGTTACAGCAGGAGAAATAGCTGCTAATACTATAACCTCTTCCCAGATTGCCTCTGACGCTATCACGGCAAATGAAATAGCCGCAGGTGCTGTCAATGCAGAGCAGATTAATGCAGGTGCGATAACTGGTGACAAGATAGACGCAAACACTATTACTGCGAGCAAGATGGTTTTATCCGGGGCAGGTTCTGCGCTAAATAACGATCCTCTTTTCAATGATCCTGCATCATGGGTTGATTTTTATAATGACAACAGTTCTGAGTTTTACGAGCTTGTTGGCCCGCAAGTTGGTAAGTATGCTATAAGAAACAAAAATGGCAAAAGAGCTTGGGTAAATAGCGCAGAGTTAATACCATTTGATCATAACAAAACTTACCGAGTACACGCTAAGATCAAAAAAGGAA